AATACTCGTGTATTGCACGCAGGATTTCAAGTTGTAAACTCTGCAACTATGAACACTGGTACGAATGCTACAGCAACATTGGGTGCAGCAGATGCTGACGAATTTGTTGCGGCGTTTGACATTGACGGTGCGGCTGACGGTGCTTATGCTCCTTCCGCAACACCTGCAGCAGACGTAACTCTTGCTTCTGCAGACACTTTGGACCTTACCTTTGCTGGTGACGGTGCAACATATTCTGCTGGTAAGATTCGTGTCTATGCTGTAATGATGGACGTTAGTGATCAGGGTGACGTATCTGCTGACGAAGTAGGTCGTGACGCACTTGCTTAATAAATGACTACCGAGGGGCTGCTTTAGGGTGGCCCCTTAGACACATTTAACTTGAAAGTATCTTATGGCATACACATATCTTGATCTTACAAACGAAGTTATTTCTCGTTTTAATGAAGTTACGTTGACCTCTTCAGGCTTTACTGCTGCAAGGGGCTTTCAAGTTCAATGTAAAAACGCAATTAACGATGCGATAGACTACATAAATACAAGTGAGTATTCATGGCCTTTTAATCACAATACAGAAAGTGATACTCTTGTTGCAGGTACTACACGTTATGCTATTGCTACTACTGCTAAACATGTAGACTACGATACCTTTAGATTAATTAAAGATGATTCATTAGGATGTGCTGGTGGTAGTCTTGATGAGTTAGACTATAAAGCATACTTAGATAATTATATTGCACAGGAAGATACTACAGGTGTAGGCAGTGTTCCTAGATATGTATTTAGAACACCAGACAATAAGTATGGTTTGTATCCTTATCCAGATAAAGCATACACATTAAAGTATGAGTTTTATGCTAACTCTACTTCACTGTCTGCTGCAACAGATGTACCTGCTATTCCAGAACAATATCGTTCTGTAATTGTCGATGGTGCTACAGCATACGGCTATCAGTATCGTGGTGAAACTAGTCAGTACCAATTAAACTTTCAACGGTTTGAAGCTGGTATAAAACACATGAGAAGTCTACTTGTTAATAGAACTATTTATGTTAGATCAACTGCCATTAATCGTTCACAAAAACCTGCAAGTAAATTTATATAAGGTAAAATATGCCAGATCAATCAGGTCTTAATCCGTTTGTGTTTCCGTTAGAGGGTGGTTTAGTTCTTGACCGTTCTACATTCTCTATGCAACCCGGCATGGCACTAGAGCTAGAAAACTTTGAGCCTGATGTTAGTGGTGGATATAGACGAATAAACGGATATACTAAGTGGAACACTAACATAGTACCACAAACTTCTGCCTCTACTGAACCAGTATTAATGTCTGCATATTTTGCAGGAAATAATAAAGTAATTGCTGCAAGAGGACAGAAAGTATTTGAGGCTGCTAGTGGTAGTGGTTCTTGGTCAGAAATAGATACAGGCAGAAGTAGTGCGATACGGTACACTTTTGATAGATATAACCTAAGTGGTACAGAGTTTATTGTATGGGCTGATGGTGCTAATCATGCAACAAAGTACGATGGTAGTACAGTAACTGATCTTAATGCTACTGGTGCTCCAAGCAACCCTAAGTTTGTAAAACATTTTAAGAATGCTCTTTTCTTTGCTGGTATGTCAGCTTCACAAGAAGAAATAGTATTTACTGCTCCGTATACCGATAACGATTTTACTGCAGCTAATGGTGCAGGTAGTATACGAGTAGATAGTAAAGTTACGGCACTGTTTCCCTTTCGTGATGAACTGTATATTTTTGCAGAAGAACGTATATATAAACTTGTAGGAAACACCGTTGCTGATTTTGTGTTGCAACCTGTTACACGAGACATTGGTTGTCTTAATGGACACACTGTACAAGAACTTGCAGGTGAGATTGTTTTCCTTGGTCGTGATGGTTTAAGAACGGTTGCTGGTACAGCTAAAATTAATGACGTTGAGTTAGGCACAATTAGTAAGCCAATACAAGAGTTGTTTGAAGGTGAGACAGACGTTGATGACTTTAATAGTTTAGTTATACCAGATAAAACACAATACCGTATTTTCTTTTCTAAACCAAATAGTACAACAGAAAACACAGCTACAGGTGTTATTGCTGTACGTAAAGCACAGGGTTATGAGTTTGCTAAATTAAAAGGTGTACAACCAGCATCTACAGACTCCGCCAGTGTACAGGGTACTACTTACGTTATTCATGGTGGATACGATGGGTATGTGTATCGCCAAGAACAGGGCAATAAATTTGATACACGAAATATTATAGGTCGTTATCGTAGCCCAGATATTACAGCAGGTGATGCAGGTATACGTAAGAACTTTCAACGTGTTATTATCAACTACTCACCTACAGGTACAGTAAACTCTGACTTATTTTTACGGTACGACTATGAAGACCCTAATGCCCCAAGACCAGCAGCTTATCCGTTTGACTCGACAAAAGTTGTAGCTATCTATGGAACATCACTATACAACACTGCTACTTATGGTGGTCAAACAAATCCACTTGTAAGGCAACCCGTAGAAGGTTCAGGTTTTGCAGTAGCACTTCGTGTTGTGGATAATGCAGAGTCATCCCCATACTCTCTCAAGGGTTTTCAGCTAGAATTTGACGCAGGAGCAAGACGTTAATGGCAGGTTATACAAGACAGTCTACATATACAGACGGTGATATTATTCAGGCAGCAGACTCGAATGACGAGTTTGATCAAGTTCTTGCTGCTTTTAATAATACCTCTGGACACAAACATGATGGTACAGCAGCAGAAGGACCAGTTATTGGTTTAATTGGTGATGCCAACTCTACTAGTCCTAAAAACAAAGTTGTTGTAGACGATGGAAATAATCAAGTAGAATTTAGTATTGATGTATCTGGTACATCTACTGAACAGTTTGTAGTTAAAGATGGTGTCATTGAGCCTACTACCGATAATGACATTGACCTTGGCTCAAGCAGTAAAGAGTTTAAAAATGCTTACTTTGATGGTACAGTAACTACAGATGCTCTTGTAGCTGACACTGCAGACATTAACGGTGGTACAGTAGATGGTGTAACTATCGGTGGAGCTAGTGCAGGAGACATTACTTTTGCTAACTTGTCAGATGGTACAATTACTGTAACAGCATTTGTTGATGAAGATAATATGTCTTCTAACTCTGCTACACTCCTTCCAACTCAACAATCTGTCAAAGCATATGTAGATGCCCAAGTAACTGCACAGGATTTAGACTTCCAAGCAGACTCAGGTGGTGCTCTTAACATTGACCTAGACAGTGAGACTTTATCACTTGCAGGTGGTACAGGCATTGACACATCAGGTTCTGGTAATGAAGTTACCTTTGCTATCGACAGTACTGTTGCAACTTTAACAGGGTCACAAGCTCTTACAAATAAAACCTTGACAAGCCCTGTGCTGAACGGTACAATAAGTGGAACATCCATTAAAGATGAAGATGATTTATCTTCTGATAGTGCTTCTCACCTAGCTACCCAACAATCCATTAAGGCTTACGTAGATGCTCAAGTAACTGCTCAAGACTTAGATTTCCAAGGTGACTCTGGTGGAGCATTGTCAATTGACTTAGATAGTGAAACACTAGATATTGCAGGTGGTACAGGTATTGATACTTCTGGCTCTAGTAATACTCTTACTGTAGCAATTGATAGTACTGTAGCAACACTGTCAGGTACACAAACACTAACTAATAAATCTATTAATGCCACACAACTTACAGGCACTGTAGCAAATGCACGACTAGACGCAGAACTACAAGCACTAGCTGGACTAACCTCTGCTGCTGATAAAGGTATTCAATTTACTGGTTCAGGTTCTGCAGGTACATACGATCTTACTGCTGCAGGTAAAGCACTGCTAGATGATGCAAATGCATCTGCACAGAGAACTACATTAGGACTAGGTACAGCAGCAGTTACAGATACAGGTATTAGTAACGGTAACGTAGCAGTCTTTACTAGTGGTGCAGCCGATAATGACTTCCTTCGTATTGATGGAACAGCTATTGAAGGTAGATCAGCATCAGAAGTATTAAGTGACATTGGTGGTCAAGCAGCATTAACATTTGGTATTTCTAACACAAATGCTGTAAAGATTGATAGTTCATCTGTAGCTGACGATGAGTATGCAAGGTTTACAGCCAATGGTCTTGAGAGTCGTTCTACTGCTGAAGTACTAAGTGATATTGGTGGACAGGCTTCACTTACATTTGGTATCTCAAATACAAATGCAGTTAAGATAGATAGCTCTTCAGTAGCAGATGATGAATACGCAAGGTTTACAGCTAACGGATTAGAAAGTAGATCAACCTCAGAAGTTCTTAGTGATATAGGAGCTACAACAGCAGCAGCCGCAGCAGATGAGGCAACAGCATTAGCAATTGCTCTAGGATAGGAAAAGGATATGGCAAACACATTTAAGGCGGTAACTAAAGCAGGTGTTACATCAGAAGATGTAATTTATACTGTTGCAAGTTCCACTACCAGTATTATACTAGGGCTTGTCCTTGGTAACACAACA